AAGTGCATCCGAAATTAACTCATTGGCTCACTTGACAACAGGAAACCTATGGGCGATTAAAGTATTAGATAAACTAAATTTATCTATTGAAGACATCATTTACGAAAGAGATAGAAACATTCTAAAAGCTGAAGTTCTTAACATTAACGAGAAATGAAAGCAACACTTGAATACAACCTACCTGATGAGCAAGAGGAGTTCCAAGATGCAGTCAATGGTGCTAAATGGAAGTACGCTATGTGGGTAATGGCCCACGAGCTGCGAGCTTTGACCAAGTACGCTCCTGATTCAATGCCTGACTTGGAACACGAAACGTATGAGAAGATACGCAACACCCTACACCGCATCCTAAACGAAAACGAACTACACCTATGAGCGAGTATTTAATATCAGAGGAGCAATTAGAAAGAATAGAACATTTTCAAAGAATGTTTGAACTAAACGCTAAAACAATTCAAGATTTGTGTAGTAGCGAGAAGGCTGATGTAGTATACGGGTTTAAACTTGGAGAAGTACATTCACACTTGAGGCAATGTTTTTTAGATATGATAACGCTTGAAGACGAAATAAGAATTCAAAACCTTAAGCCAAAAAAGAAATGAGAGAGCAATTTATGAGGATAGCAATGGCTCGCCTACGCAGCACCTATCCGTTCAAACCCCAACGCAGAGCAGTAGCTGCTAAGATGTGGAGCGAATACCTTGAGCGCAAAGCGATGAAAGGATGGTTTAAACATCAAGAGTCGCAATGCCAAGCTCACGCACGTTGGCAGGATGAAGAAGAAAAGCTGAACGCACGTATGGACATCATCGGTCAGAACGGCAACACAGGTGAGCATTATGAGTAGACCATTTGTGGTAGCATTCCACAAGACCAATTCAGGTGTGGCATACCATCGGGTATTCGCTCCGCTAATCTGCCACCAAGATGCGGATGTGATGTTCGTTGAGAAGATAACGGATATTGAGCCTGAGGTGTGGCCTAAGATTACCCACTTCTTCGCAAGCCGTGCTTTTCCAGTAGAGCCGTTTGATGACTTCGTGAAGCTCTGCCGCAAGGAAGGCATCAAGCTAATCGTTGACAATGATGACTGGTGGGTACTGCCTCCAAACCATCCCTTGAACGGATTATACTCAAGGCAGATGAAAGAGCGCATCGTGCGGTCTATGAAAGCAGCAGACGAGGTATGGGTAACAAATAAGCACCTTGCCTCAAAGGTGAAGAAGTACAACACCAACATCCGAGTCATACCCAACGCCATCAGCGTACCCACTTGGCAGATAAACCGAGATCCGAGTGACAAAGTAAGATTCGGCTACATCGGTGGCAACCATCACCAAGCGGATGTGCGTGATTCAACCATTGACCTATACGGATATGAATCCTACGTTGCTGAGGTGGACAACTACCCTGAGATGATGCGAGCAGCATACAAGCTACCGACTATGCCTCCAACTCACTACCATCGCCTGTATGACTTCTTTGACGTTAGCCTTGTGCCATTAACAGGAAGCGAGTTTGCCAAATGCAAATCACACCTAAAGATGCTTGAGGCTGGCTTTAGCCGTTGCGCTCTTATAGTGAGCAACACACAACCTTACTCACCCTACATCACCAAAGACAACTGCATTGCCATCAACCACCCATCGGAATGGGCAGGAGCAATCAAGAGGCTAAACGATAACCCCAACCAAGTCCAAGACCTTGCGGATTCGTTATACGAGTTCGTGCAAGACTTCACGATGGACAAAATAAACGAACTGCGATGCTTTACATTGTAACCCCCTGCTCACGCCCACAAAACCTCAAGTACATCAGGCAGCACATTCCTGAATGGGCTACGTGGGTAGTGATGATGGACGCAAATTGCGACTTCAAGGAAGCAACAGGCGCAAGCGTAACCCACTACTCCAAGCAGACAGGACATTGGGGCCACCCACTACGCAATGAGTTCCTTGACCTTTACGCAGATCAATTCACACAAGATGACTGGGTGTACTTCCTAGATGATGACAACATCCTACATCCGAAGTTCAACGAGCAATGGAGCAACATCCACAACCTTGATTCATCAATCGTAACATGGGGACAAGAGGGAAGGCTACGCCCTACCGACCAACCAAGAGTCGGCAACATAGACACCGCCTGCTTTATGTTCAAACCCTACCACGTTCCCAAGATTCGATTCAATAACACTTACGAGGCAGATGGAACCTTTGCAGAGGCAGTAGCCAAGCAAGGAACACTTATCTGTGTAGATGCCTACCTTTGCTACTACAACGCTTTACGATGAAAAACTACAAAGACATTGATGGGTGGTTCAACCACCAAGCAGCATACGACTTTCTGCTAAAGCAAGTTCCTGAAGGCGGATCGTTCGTAGAACTCGGAGCATGGCTAGGTAAGTCCTCTGCCTACCTATGCGACCAAGCAACACACCAACAAATCACAATCATTGATTCGTTCAAAGGCACGGCAGAGTACATAGACTCATACTACAAGCTCGCAAAGACCAAAGACATCTACAACCTGTTCTTGGAGAATATGGGGAAGCGCAAGTTCAAGGCCATCAAAGCAACATCCAAGACCGCATCAAAGAAGTTCGCCAACGAATCACTTGACGTGGTATTCATAGACCTTGACCACTCATACGAGGCCGTGAAAGAAGACATCAAGCTATGGCTACCCAAAGTAAAGAAAGGAGGCTACATAGCAGGAGATGACTATCACGAAAATTGGAAAGGAGTAATCCAAGCAGTAGACGAACTACTACCACACGCCACGTTCATTGACGATTGTTGGATTTACCAAAAGTGAAGAACCACACAAAGGTCTACCTAAAGGGTATGGGCTACGACACAACCGACTTCATCCCTTGCGAGGTCTGCCAAGCCAAAGCCGTAGACATCCACCACATTGAATCTCGTGGTATGGGAGGAAGCAAAACTGCTGATACCATAGATAACCTGATGGCCTTGTGTAGAACCTGCCACGTTGCATACGGTGATATAAAGGAATACAAAGAGCGATTGCAAGCAACACACAACCACCACTTAGCCAAAAGGGTTATTTAGAAAAGTTTAAAATAAAACAAAATGCCAAGAGGTAACCCCAATTTAGTCAAAGGCGTAAGCGGCAATCCCGCAGGCCGCCCCGCAGGTGTGCCTAACAAAAGCACAAACAAAATACGTGAGGCATTCCAAAACCTCATTGAAGACAACCTTGAGAATATGACCCTATGGCTCACGCAGGTAGCTGCTGATGACCCGAAGGGCGCACTTGACCTGCTGAACAAGATGGCGGAGTACACGACACCGAAGCTTGCACGGATAGAGAACTCCCACGAAGCAGCAGATGAACTCACCCAAATCAAAGTAGAGATTGTCCGTACTGGAAGTAAAGACTAGTGAACTCTTTGAGAAGAACTACACCGCACCCACACGGATCGTAGTTAATCAAGGAGGCTCACGCTCAGGTAAGACCTACTCCATCTTGCAGATGCTTATTGTCATCGCAATGCAAGAGAAGGGTAAGGTCTTCTCTATTGTGCGTAAGTCATTGCCATCACTCAAGATGACCGCATACAGGGACTTCTTTGAGATACTCCGCAATATGGACTTGTACGATGAGCAGAAGCATAACAAGAGCGACTACACCTACACGCTCAACGGCAACCTCTTTGAGTTCATTTCGCTTGACCAACCGCAGAAGAAGCGTGGAGCAAGACGTGACTACCTATTCTGCAACGAGGCCAACGAACTATCTTGGGAGGACTTCTTTCAGTTGTTGGTTCGTACAACGGGCAAGATTTGGATTGACTACAACCCATCAGATGCGTTCCATTGGATTTACGACCGCCTGCTGACCCGTGACGATGTAACGTACATACAAAGTACTTACAAGGACAACCCCTTTCTTGACAAGTCAATTGTAGAGGAGATTGAAAGGCTGCAAGGAACGGATGAGGACTACTGGCGCATCTACGGCTTGGGTGAGCGTGGCATGAGTCGTGCCACCATCTTCCAGTTCGGCATGAACGAAATACCTAGTGATGCCACCTTGCTTGCGATGGGAATGGACTTCGGGTACACGAATGATCCGACATCGCTTGTTGCGGTGTACAAGTCGGGGGACAACCTGTACGCTGATGAACTAATCTACCAAACAGGCCTCACCAACCCTGACATCAGCAACCGACTCAAAGACCTAAACCTTGACAGGCGCACAGAGGTATTTGCTGACTCTGCCGAGCCTAAATCTATTGAGGAGTTGCATCGTATGGGATGGAACGTAAAACCCACGCAGAAGGGCGCAGATAGCGTTATAGTGGGTATTGACGTACTGAAGCGACACAAGCTATTCGTCACCCCACGAAGCAGCAACCTAATCAAGGAACTTCAAAACTACAAGTGGACAGAGGACAAAAACGGAAACCTGCTGAACAAGCCAATTAATGCCTTTGACCACGCCATAGATGCAATGCGCTACGCAACATACAACAAGCTATCCAAGCCCAACTACGGGCGGTATGCTATACGCTAAAATCAAAAGGTTATTTAAAAGATGGAACTTAAAGTAGTAGTACCAACCTCACTCTCTGAAATCACCCTTGAGCAGTACCAACGCTTTGCTCGTTTGGAGGGTGATG